TTCTTCAGCCATGGATGAAATCTCCCGGATATGAAGCGTGGTGTTTGGAATCCAACGGAGGGATTGGTGTAACCAGGATATTGGGGTATCAAGAGGAAAAACAAGAAGAAAAATGGCGGTGGGCCAGACCTTACAAAACCCGCCAACCACGCGGCTTTCCAGCTCCTAACTCCCCGAAACTTCAAAGATTACCTGTTTCGCTTGTGTCTCAACATAACACCGTATAACATCAAATATCAATACTTTTTGTGCGCCAAGATGTGGGCCAAGCGATGCCAAAGATTGCAAAGGAACTTTCCGCCCTTGAGGTGAAACGACTCTCACACAGGGTTGACCCTGATACCGGAGAGGCCACAGAGGTCCGATATCCAGTTGGGGGCGTTTCAGGCTTACTGCTCAAGGTTACGCCCTCTGGATCAAAGCTTTGGATCCTCAGAACGAAGGTGGGTAATCGCCGCCCCGATATCGGTATTGGCCCCTACCCTGAAGTTTCCCTTTCTCAGGCTCGAGACGCCGCCAGGGAGCTTAAAGAAAAAATCCGCAACGGAATTGACCCACTAGAGGAAAAGCGCGCCCTGAAACGCGCCTTGCTGGCGGAACAAATCAGCACACTGACATTCCAGAAGGCCATGGAGAAATATATCAGGATGAAGGCCAAGGAGTTCCGGAACCCCCGGCAGGAAACGCAGTGGACGAACAGCCTGAACACATACGCAATTCCGCATCTCGGCAAGCTGCCAGTTCGTGAAATCGATCTCCCACACATCAAGCAGGTTCTTGACCCAATCTGGGAGACAAAAACCGAAACTGCCAACCGTATCCGCGCTCGAATCGAGAACATTCTCGGCTGGTGCGCGATTCACGGCTACCGTTCAGCGGAAAACCCCGCTCGATGGCAGGGCTATTTGGATGAGGTCTACCCGTCTCCGGAGAAAATCAAAAAACGTGGCCACTTTGCCGCCCTTCCGGTGGACGATATGCCGGAGTTTATGAAGGATCTGAAAAAGCGGACAGGTACAGCGGCCCGGGCTCTGGAGTTTCTGATTCTGACCGCCAGCCGAACGAACGAGGTAATCGGAGATAAGCGGATTGGCAAGGCCGGAGTTACCTGGCAGGAAATCGACCTGGCCCGCAAAGTCTGGACAGTGCCAGCTGACCGCATGAAATCTGAAAAGATCCACCGCGTCCCGCTGACTGATTCAGCCATTGAGCTTCTCAAGGGGATGGGAGAAGGATCCCCGGAGGATCTGATCTTTCCCGGACCAAAAGGCGGGATTCCGTCAAACAACTTCCTAACCGCCCTCCTGAAGCGGATGGAAAGGCCAATCACCGCGCACGGCTTCCGCTCGACATTCAAGGACTGGGCCAGGGAGCGCACCGCCTACGCTGACGAGGTTTCCGAGCTGGCGCTGGCACATGTGAACAGTGACGCAACCCGGGCCGCCTATGCCCGCTCAGAGCTGATAGACAAGCGCCGGCTGATGATGGCCGATTGGGAGCAATTCTGCCTGCATGGTGACAAGGAACGTGAGACTGACAACGTTGTGGCCATTGGCGAGGTCAAATCATGACCGACGAGGAACTAGAAAAGTGGATCCAGGGATGCGCCGATTACCTGAAAGAGAAAATCTCACAGGATGATGAATTTGAAAGGCGCGTTGCGAGAGACGGCGAGGCACTACCACTCAGAACCGAAACCAAAAGCCGTTTAGAGGATGCTCTGCAGAAGGCTGAGGCCTTACAGAAATCACTCTACCCGCTAGCTCTGCAAGCCCGAGACAATCCTTTCCCGGGCATGGAAAGGCAGATTAACAAAGCCTACGACGCCGCTACTGATGCATTTGTAGCTTGTACCCTAGCCCTTTCAGATTCATTGCCGAGCCCCGGAGATCGGCGCCTTCAATATCGCTACCACCGCAGCGCCGTGAAGCTTGCGGCCGCCTTCTTCTCAGAGCCGAAAAGGAAACAGACGCTGGAAGTTGCCCACCAAATCATTCAAGCCGCTGCCCTCGATGATGGGTACTCTACTGAGGCCGCGCACAAGTGGTGGGCGGATTACCGTAAGGCTGACGAAAAGGGTAAATAGCTCACCCCAGTTTTCAAAAGCTATTTAGTCCCTGTCAAAAGCCCTTCCTTGGTTCACTGACCTCCTTGTTATCAGAAAGCACCCGAGGTCATTAAATGAAATCAGATCAGCAAGAGAAATACCTTTCAGCTCGAGAGCTTGCTTCTCGTTATGAAGTATCTTTGGTTACGCCTTGGCGCTGGGCCAAAAAAGGCTCTTTCCCTTCCCCCGTAAAACTCGGACCTAACTGCACCCGCTGGAAGCTCTCAGAGATTGAAGCCTGGGAAGCAAGCAAGGGGGCCAAAGCATGAGAGTGGATCAACCAGTTAAGCCTGGCTGGTTCTTCCGCAATGGCCGGCAGTACCTGGCCGTTTCCGAAGTGCCGCGCGCAATGGATCTACCCGCCCATCAAATCACTGACGCTATTGCCCGGGGAGAGCTGCGTATTGAGCGCGCCTCTGGCTGCAAGGTGGTAGAGCTGGCGGAAATGATGAACTACATCGATCTGCTGGAGGGGAAGAAATGAACAAGACGGCCGCCGACCAAGCAAACCGCCTTCATTCACCGAGACAGTATCGAGCCCTTCAGGAACTCATGAAAGGCCCCCGCTCTGTCCGCCAGCTGTTCAACTCAACCGGCGCCAATGGCGTCCCTCAACTAATCGTCACGCTGAAAGCGAAAGGCCTGCAGATCGAGACTTGCGAGCATATCGGAAAGGATCGAGATGGCCGCCCTACGAGGTACGCCGTTTATGTGCTGAGTGAGGATTCGCGCGGACTGGCTTTAAGTCTCCTGTCGCATTACGCGGGGTGAGCCAATGGCGCGCAAAAAGGGAGAGAAGCTTCCCTTTGATAAGAAAGGGGGCGTCATCGCCATACAGCGCCGCCTGGTTCAATCAAAACGTTACCTGGAGCTTTCACCCCAGGCAAAGGTTTTGATGACCCTGATGCAATCTCACTGGTCAGCCCGAGGGCCTATTGATTACGGAGTCAGGGAAGCAGAAGCAAAAATCCCTTGCTCTCGAAAGACAGCCATGCGGGCTTTCAAAGAACTCGAGGAAGCCGGGTTCATCGTGAAGATCGATGAAAGCTTGTTCAGTTCCAGGACTCAATCGAAAACCCGAACCTGGCGCCTTACATGGTTGCCTTGTTGGAGGAATCGAGCGCCAACGAACGATTGGGAATCAGCGGAAGAGAGCGATGCGGCATAAAAAATCAACCGGTGTAAAAACGACACTTCAAGCACTCCCACAGGTGTCGTTTTTACACCATTGGAGATGAAACAACGGGCCACAGGTGTCGTTTTTGATACCTGTAACGCAGTAAATCGGGTGGTTCAGGTGTCGTTTTTACACCACACCTACTTAAGCCACCGCCACACGTTAAAGGTTTTCATCATGAGACAGATTGAACCTATCGAAGCGGCTCTGGAATTAATCGATTACCTGGAAGCAAAGCCGAATCGTTCAGACCTGGACAACTGGATGCTTCAAGGTTTCAAGCTTTACCGATCTGGCGCGGTAACCACCCTCGATGAAGGATTAGGGCTGGCGGTTGGAAGGGGGGAAGCCCGGCAACGACTACCGCACATCTGGCGCACCAGGGAACGAAACACGCTGATTCGGGAATCGGCCTGGCATCTGCGCAAAGACTATCCAACGGCCAAGCAGGTGGCAAAATTGATTGCCTACGCCATGCAGAAGGACGTCCCGAACGTCGAAAACCGAGACGCCAGGTTGCTGTTGATAAAGCTTCGGAACATCTGCATCAAGCCCCGGGCCGGTCAGTCAGTAGAAATCGGAGAGCGCCGCGTATTGGAGATCATCAACGGGGAAGGCCATTAGGCTTTCCCTGCCCTATCGAGTGAACAGAAATTGTATTCAGTGAACTGAAAAACGGTTCACTTCCTGCCCGCGCAATGCGACGAAATCAGCATTATTTCAGATTGTTCCACCCTCCCCTAATCTGGCTTTAAGTCACCCACGGAGCCAGATTCCATGACGCCAAAAATCAAAGCCTTACTGGCAGAAAACGAAATCTATATCTATGGCGATATCGGCGAGCACGAAGTCGCAGCAAAGCCTTTCATTGACCAGCTAAAAACGCTGGATTCAAAAAAAACCATACACGTGAGAATTAATTCCCGGGGCGGAGACATTACCCAAGCCCTCGCGATCTACAACGCACTTTCAGAATTAAGCGATGTTGTCTGTCACATCGACGGCATGGCCGCGAGTGCCGCCTCCTTCATTGCAATGGCTGGCAAAACCGTTATGGCCGAGAACGCAATGCTCATGATTCATCTGCCCCGAGGTGGGCTGTATGGAACAGCAGACGAGTTACGGAAGTACAGCGACCTGTTGGACAAAATCACGCCGTCGCTCTCGAGCGCCTACCTCAAGAAAACCGGCCTCCCAGAAGCAAAACTCAATGAGATGCTGGCGGAGGAAACCTGGTTCACTGCGCACGAAGCCGTTGAAGCCGGCTTTGTAGATGAAATTGAGCGCCCTCTGGCGATGGCCGCCCAGGCTGATCTTTCGATCTTCAATAGCGTTCCGGATCGGATCATCGAGATTCAGAACAAGGCTCGCCAAAACTTTCACGAAATAAAAGGAATGCTCGACATGTTCCGGGGCGAGCGAGCTGTTGAAAGCCTCACTCCGGAAAGCCTGATGGCGGCCGGAAAAACCACTCCCGAAGCTGTCCGAGACCACCTGATGGACGCCCTCGCCCGAGATCACGAAGGTGAATACCAGAAACCTCTATCCGGAGTAATCGTAATGGACCAGAACGAACACCTGCAGAACTTCATGAATGACGCCTCAGACGCAATCCTGATGCGCCACAACGTACCTGTGAAAAATCCTACTGATGGCGCCAGGGAATTGGCCAACCTGAGCCTGGTTGCGATGGCTGAAAAACATCTGCAGCTGACCGGCAAATCAACCATCCTGATGAACAAGCAGCAGATCTTGAACGCCGCCTTTACCCACAGCTCCGGTGACTTCTCCAAGCTTCTGGGCAACACGGCTGGCAAATCACTGCGCCGGGCCTACGAGGAAGAATACGGCAGCCATGAAGTCTGGACCGGCGTTGTTGAGGTTCCAGATTTCAAAGAGCAAAGCCTGGTTCAACTGAGCGAAGCCCCGGAGCTCGACAAAATCAAAGAAGGCGCCGAGTACAAATACGGCTCGTTCTCTGACTCCGGCATGACCTTCAAGATCGACAAGTACGGCAAGCTGTTCAGCCTGACCTATGAGGCCATGATTAACGATGACCTGCAGGCATTCACCCGCTTGCCCCAGGCATTCGGCAAGAGCGCCAAGCACAAAGAAGCAGATCTCGTTTACGAGGTGTTGACCGGCAACCCGACTCTGGCTGACGGCAAGGCGCTGTTCCATACCGCGCACGGCAACCTGGTAACCGGCGTAACCGGTCTCACGGTTTCTGCACTGGCTGAGCCGCGTTCCATGATGCGCAAGCAGAAGGGCGTGAACAACAAGGCTCCTATCAACGTGGTACCGCGCTTCCTGATTGTCCCTGCCGCCATGGAGACCGCAGCCGAACAGCTGTTGGCGTCCCTTGTTGATCCTTCAAAGAGCAACGACACCACAAACCCCGAATTCATCCGGGGCCTGACGCTGGTTGTCGATAGCCGCCTTGATGCCGTGGATGAACAAGACTGTTACCTGGCCGCCAGCCCCTCACAAGTGGACACCATCACCCGTGCGTACCTGTCTGGCGCGGCCCGCCCGCACTATGAAACCCGCGAAGGCTGGGAAATCGACGGCATGCAGGTTAAGGCCCGACTGGAATTTGCCGCCGTGCCGGTCGATTACCGGGGCCTGGTGAAATTGCAGTTCGCATAAAGAATTGGCTGCAGGTCTGTCCTCCTATGCACCTGCAGCCAATGGCCGCCGCCCTGCTTTTCCTCGCGGTTACAGGGAATAAGGCGGCCAGGGCTCTGGCACATGGCCCCGACAATGTGCACGCGGCCGCAAAGGCGGTAGCTCCTGGGCATGGTAGCTGGTGAAGGTGGGGACACCCGACAAAACAACCCTGCAGCCGGTTCGTACCAGCGCCGGCAGATGTTGGCAGACCATCCAAAAAAAACTGCCATCAACGGTGAGTGTTAACCGGACCTCTCATGGTCGGTTTGGCGGCCTTTCGGGGCCGCACTTTTTCAACAGGGGGAACACATGGCGGATCTAAAAAAAACGGTTGAGCTGATTTTCGGTGGCGTTGATAAAACCGGCCCCGCTATCGCCTCTGTTGGAAGCAATCTATCAATGCTCGAAAACCGAGTGGGTGGTGTTACCGGCCCGCTGGCGGACGCTGCAGACAGCATTTTGAAATTACAGACCTCACTGGTTGCCCTGGGCGCTGCCGCTCTCACCTTTGCAGCCAAGGAAGCCGTTAGCTTTGAGGCGGCCCTGATTGACCTTCAGAAAGTCATGGGCGACAACGAAGGCGCCGCCGCCGATTACGCGGACACTTTCAGCAACCTGTCCACCCGCTTTGGAGTGGATGCCGGAGCTATCGTTCAAAGCACGGCAGATTTCCGACAGGCCGGCTTCGATATCAACGACTCCTTAACGCTCGTTGAACAGTCGTTGCTGGCGGTTAACGCTGCGGATCTGACCACCCAGCAATCGGCGGATCTGTTGATTGGTACGCTGGCGGGCTTCAAAGCCCCGGCTGCCGATGCCGCCAACCTGCTGGACGTGCTGAACGCCGTTTCCAACAATGCCGGCGCGTCAGTGGCCCAACTTGGGGACGGCTTCAAGGTCCTGGCCCCGGTAGCCAAAACGCTTGGGCTGACTTTCGAGGAAACCGCCGCCTTACTCACACCAGTGGTGGAAGTCACTCGTTCAGGCTCCGAATCTGCCAACGCCCTGAAAACGGCAATCTCCAACCTCATCAAGCCAACCAAGGAACGAAAGGAGCTGTTGGAGGATGAGCTGGGCATTCAGCTTGAAATCGACGGCCAGCGCCGGAACACCAAAGATGTTCTGTATGACCTGATTGAAGCCACCCAGAGCCTGGACGATAACGAGAAACAGCGCGTGGCAACGGTCATTGCCGGCGCCGAGCAAATGAGCCGGTTCTTGGCGGTTCTGAATGGCGCTGAACGCTCTGAGGAAATTCTCAAGGTAGCATTGGAGGCCAGCGGTTCCACGCTCCGAGAATTCGAGGTCCGCACCCAGTCCGCAGAGTTCGCCCTGAACCAACTTCGGGCCGCATTCACCACGGCAGCCAAAGTTACCGGGATGGAGTACATCGAGGAAACGAAAGCCGCCACCCAGGCTACCACAAGCCTCGTTCAAGCCTTCCAGCAAGCCCTACAGGGTGACAACGCGGATAAGTTGTTTGACGCCCTCCGGGGTGGCCTGGAACGGTTCTCCGAACAGGTCAACATCATTGCCGAGAATTTGCCGGAAGCTTTCGAGGGCCTGGACTTCTCGCAGTTGCTGGCGGCATTCGACGGCCTGGGGGATGAACTCGGGGACGCGGTAACCGCGGTATTCGGTGATATCGACCTGGACACAGCAGAAGGCTTGCAGCAAGCCCTGCAAAAAGTAGTGGATGCTTTCACCGCACTGACCAACGTTTCAGCCGGCATCATCAATGGCCTTGAGCCGCTATTCGATGCCATTGGCGCCGGCATTGAGGAATTCCAGAACCTGGACTCAGCCACCCAGAAAAGCGTTGGCGAGTTGCTCGGCATCGCCAAGGCCATTGATACCGTTCTGCCCCTTCTGGGCGGCCTGGCTGGCGGCCTGCAATCCGTTGGCTCTGGGTTAACCGCCCTGGCCGGTGCGCAAGGCTTCAAGGCCCTGCTGGGCAACCTGGGCGAACTTGAAAAGATGGGCAAAGTCGGGAAAGGCGGCCTTATCGGTTTTGCCCTCGCTGGCGGATATGCGATTGGTACCGTCATCAACGACACCATCATCAAACCGCTGGAGGAAAAATTCGGCAACTCTATCGGCGGCTGGCTGTATGAGCAATTCAACAAGGATGAGCTGGAGAAGATCGCCAAGGCGATGGCGCCGGTTTCCGAGGCCCAGCAGAAACTGGTTCAAGACACCCAGGATCTGCGCGACATGAACGCCAGCCTGGCTGAAAAACTGGGCAAAACCGAAGTGGCCACCAAGGACACCCAGCGCGCCTGGCAGTCCTACGCTGACGAGTTGGTGAACGCAGCCAACAAACACGGCGACCTCAACGAGGCCATGAGCGGTACCGGGGAAAACCTCAACCGCTCCGCCAACGCCGTAGAGCGCCTGCAGGGTGAGGCCAGCAAAAGCGGGGACGCCCTCGGCAACGTTGGCCGGGCTACCAAACAGCTGGCGGAGAACAACGAAACCCTGGTTCTCGGATACGACAAGGCCACCGGCAAGGTTAACAGCTGGTCCGGCGCCATCGTGCGATCGGGTAAGGCCATGGACGACACCGCCACCAAAACGGAAAAGGCCATCGCCAAATCTGAAGATTATTACGTTCAGATGGAGAGAATCGCCAGCAATGAACGGATAGCCAACATTGAGGCAAACGTAGACCTGAATATTGCCGAAGCAGAAGCCAACGCCCAAAAGGTTGAGGCCCTGCTGGATTCCATTTCATCGACCTTTGGGGAGTCTACGAAGTTTGCCAATAATCTTTTCGAGCTACTTGGCGATGCCGATAATTTCCGGGATAAGTGGGGTATCGAAAAGCAAATCAAGAAAGAGAACGAGCTTCGTGACGACCAGATGAAGCTACAGAAGAAACTGACCGAGGCTGAGGTGGAATGGGTTAAGGAAAAAACCCGACAACTCAGAAACGGCGATGCCCAGTTGACCATTAAAGCAGACGGGCTTGAGCCCCACCTGGAAGCCATTTGGTGGCAGATCCTTGGCAACCTGCAGGCAAAGGTGAACGCTGAAGGTGAAGAAATGCTATTGGGCCTCCGTGCTTGACCTCCCTCCCCCTCCCATACAGCAGAGGCAAACTAGATGACCAACGACGAATTTGAGCGCCGATACAAAAACCACCCCCTGGGCGTGGCGTTCCGGGCATTTGAACAGACGGAGAGCTGGCGAGAACGACACATCTATTTCATAACCATCAAGACAATTCTGCATCTGCTCGCCTACCAGGGAGAGCTTACTGCAGAGGACGAGGCCGCCCTGCTTGAGACTGTGAACCGCAGCCTGGATGACAAGCTGGGCAAGCAGCCAGCCGCGCACTGAAAAAAGGTACTCCTGAGCGGGGCCGCCGTGGTGGGTGCGTGGAAGTGCGAAGTTTCGCTATTTATGAGAATTTTCTATCGCCGGTTGTGGTTATGTTATCGGTAGGCTATTGCCAGCCAACAACAACCGCGTGCCAAAAGGCCAACCGGCGCGAGCTTTTCAAGAAGCTGAACCCACCAGCCCCGAAACCTCAGCGAGATGCAAATAAGCGCGATAAACCCTCTGGCGGAATGAAGCCGGTGAAATCCCAAGCTCCCTGGCAATCAGGTCTGCAGTCCACTTTATTTCTGAACGTTTGCCAGTCAGTGGATCAATTACAGCCTTGGTCCGGTTCAGATAAGCTCGATGAAGAATGAGAGCCTCCCTGTTCGATTCTGAGAGCGTTTTGAGCAGCTCGATTGCTTGAATGTGCCGACTGGACCAATTACCTAACAGCAAGCTTTTCTTCCAGACTGACAAACTCACATCGCCACCGGTAGGCAAAATGCCACCCGTTTCCTGAGCCCGACCGAGCACCCCCGAATGTTGCCAGCCCGCATCGGAATCGCGGGACATAAGCACATCAACAGCGAGATCGACAACCTTTTCAAGCAGAGCCTTGGATTCCTTTTCCATGCCACCCTCAATCAGCTGCAAATTGTCCTACAAAGAACAGTCAGTTTAAGCCCCGGTCCCACCCGGGGCCAACCCTGGGCTTTTACGTCAACCTCAGCGCCCAACTTCAGCGAGCGCCCTCATTTCCTGCCCCGCCCGGTCCATATTATCAATCATCTGGCCGACATAGTTTTCAACAATGAGACCGTTCAATTCTGAGCCTCCATCTCTGGCTTGCTCAAGGTATACCAGCATCATGAGCAGCATGGATCGGGTGTGTTCATGGATCAGGTCGATGTTGTTGAAATGCTCGGCGCCGGCATCCTCCACCCTTGCCTCATGCGTGGATTGGGCATCATTTGGTGTGGGCAGAGACTTTGGTTCGGCCTCGTATTGCTTACAGAGCAACTCAGTCTTTCCGCAGGCATCGGATACAAGATCGAACGTGCGCTCAATCATTGCGGCCAGGGTGACCTCTGGGGAGTCACTCTCAAGCATATGATTCAGGTTTTCAGGTTTGTGCAAATAATTCAGCAATGCGTCTGCATCAAGCAAACGGGATCGGCAGTCAGTAAGGCAGTTTGCAAACTCGCTCATGGTCACATTCCTTTTTCGATTGTTGGGTGAAAAACAAGCGAATCAGGCATGTGGGCCAGGTTGTTGGCCTTTTGGTATTTCAGGGGATAAGAAACTGTTTTGAAAGGAAAAATGGCGGTGGGCCAGGGATTCGAACCCCGGGACGGCTATTAACCGTCGGCGGTTTTCAAGACCGCTGCATTCAGCCACTCTGCCAGCCCACCGTCTTGTCGAAGCATCGGGAAACGCTTCGG